GTAGATGTTGCACATGTTTTTTCCAAATCTCCTTCTCCCAATGGTGGTCCGTATGGTGCTATACTTTCATGAGTTATTTTGTATGCTCCTGCGTTCATTGTATCTACTAGTATGTTTTCTCTCATTGTATCAATGTTTACTAGTGGGAATGTTACTACTTTTGGTCTTATTTCTTGTGGGATTGTACTTCCGTCATATACCCATTGGCTTACGTCCATTGTGTTGTTTAGGAATGGTGCTTTAGGTTGCGTACATGTTAGTGTTTTTGTTGCTTCATTCCATACTACATCTTTCCATACATTTGTTATACTTGTTGTACTTCCGTCGATTACTAATTTTACACTTTCATGTACAGGTTCATCTTCTGTGTCAAATTTTATATATCCGAATGTGCTGAATGTTGCAAAGTTTATATTTTGGCTTACTGCTGTATCTTCTATTACATAGATTGTTAGGTCTCCTGCATTGTCTTTCGCTTGTATTTCGAATTCTATTATTTCGTTTATTATTGCGTTTTGGTTGTTGTGTATGTATGCTCCGTATTCTTCTTGTTTGTTTGCGTAGTAATTTTTATATATATCCCAGTACGCTAGGTATGGGATTGCGTTAAATTCTCTTTTTACTGCGCTTACTCCGTTTTCATGTATTCCTAGTCCTCTAATATTTAGGTAACTAAATAGGCTACTTGGATTTACTTGATCGTTATCTTTATATCCATTTGCTACTCCATATGCTCCCAATACTAATTGTGGTAATTTTATTTGTGCCATATTTAGTCCTATATTTAATAGGTTCATATGTAATTTACCATTGTATAGTCTTACTGGACATTGGAATACGTCTAATTGTACTTTATAGCTTCCGAATAGTGGTCCGATTGTTGGATGTGTTTTAATATCCACGTTTAGGTCTATTTCGAAGCTATCTCCTGGTAGTGCTACCTCACTCATGAATGGTACTAGTGTTCCGCTTGCCATTGTTGACCTCCATATGTATGATAGGTCGTGTGTGCTTCTTTCGTAATTTTTTAGATTTACTTTTTGTTTATTTCCTGAGCCGAGTCTATCGCCTCCTAGTGTTATTTGTCCCATGATTATTCTTTTATTTCTAGGTTATTTAATTTAAATTTTTCTGTTATTGCCCATATTACTTGTACTACTCTGTCCCATGTTATTTTTTTTAGATCTTTTTCTAGTACTTTTTCATCTAGGTAGATTTCCGTAATTCTGTGGTTTCCTATTAGTCCGTAGTATTCGTTGTTTTGTTTTACTATTGTAAACGGTGTATGTTCAATATTTTTGAACGTTAAGTTATTCGAATAGTCGTTCTTGTCCTGTAATTCTACATTCGTTAATGTATTTAATGATTCCATAGTTTTCTTGTATTTCTATTTTTCTTGTTGATTTTGTTTTGTAGTAATTTTTTTCGAACTCTTTTTTTGTTATTAGTTCTCCGGTGTCTGTGTCTACGTACTCCGTTGCTGTGTACCATTTTTTTATGGTTTTCCTCTGATTGTTGTCATATTCTGTCATTTTTATTTGTTTTATTTTTCAAATGTATTTCTTTTTTTTTAATTTCCTAATTTTTTTATTTTTTTTAACATTTTATTATTAAATGTTATATTATGTGAAACTTGTTTCACGTTGTATAACGTTATCGCGCTGGGCGCGTCTTTATGTTTGCGTTTTTTATTCTTTCTAGTGTTTTTAGGTTTCTTCTGTCGTTTTCGTATTTTTTTAATTTCCAGTTTTTTTCGTCGCTTCCGTATCCTAGTCTTTTATTTTTGGCTCTGTATGTTTCTAGTGTTTTATAGTAGTCATCTTCGTTTTTACTTATGTCTATTTTTTCTCCACATATGTATCGTGTTTCTTCATCTAGTTTTTTTAGCCATAGTTTTTCTCTTTCTTCTTCTGTGTATATTTTATTTCTGTAGTATATTGGTAAGGCTAATTGTATGCCTTGCCTTGTTGTGTATGTTTCTTTTGTTTCTTCTCCTTTATATTTATTTTTTTCTGCATCTATTCTGTTTATGTAGTTGTTGCCTATTCCTGGGCTTGTTAGTATTTTACTATTATATTCTTTGTGTTTTTGGTCTGTTTTGCTTATGTATTTTACGACGTAGTTTATTGTTTTTTCGTTTACATATCCGTCGTTGTTTTTATCGCCTACCCATGTGTAGCCGTATTTCCATATTTCTGTTATTGTTTTTGCGTCTTCGTTTGTCCATAGTATGCCGTGCATATGTATATTTTCTGTTCCATTGCCTCCTAGTTCTGTTACTAGCCAATGTTTGACGCTTTTTTTATATTTTTTTCGCCACCTTTCTAGGAATCTTCTTGTTGCTAGTGTGGCTATTTCGTTGTCTAGGTCGTAGCCCTCTACGCCTTTTATTTCTTTTGTTAGTTCTTTTATGCTTTCATTGCTGAATGTTAGTGTTATGAATTTTCCGTTTTTATTATTTCGGATTTCTTCTTGTAGTCTTACGCTCCATTCTCTGCTTTTTTGTTTTTTGCATTCTATGCATTTTCCGCATCCTGCGGGTACCATTAGTGTTCTTGGGTCAGTAACTTGGGGGATTACTCCCCCGTTTTTTTTGTTACTTGTGTATTTCCTATTCTTTATTAGTTTTGGATATAGGCACATTTTTATTCTATTTTTCTTTGGTTATCTGGTTTGATATTAAAGTAGTTTATCAACTTTGTTAGTTGTCCTCCTGCTACTTTGTCCAGTCCTTGGAAGTCTGCATTTGTTTGTGCATTGAACTTCCCTATTTTTACGTCTTCGACCATTTTTTGTATCTGTGCGTCGTTTACGTCCATTCCGCTTTTCATTACTGATGCCTTTAGTGCTTCGTTTAATGCTCTTGCGTTTATTTCGTCTATTTGACTTTGTTTTGTTGTTGCGCTTACGTTTGCGCTTGTTATTGCACTTGAGCTTTCTGCTACTGCTTTGTCCCTGTTTGCTGTTATTGTGTCTAGAGTTGCTTCTAGTCCTCTTGTGTTTAATTGGTTTAGTACTTTTGCATTTTCTGTGTTCATATTTGTTAATGCTGTATTTGCTAGTACGTTTCCTGTGTCTACTGTTTTTAGTTTTTCTGCTTCTACTCTTAGTTTTTCTGCTTGTGCTTGTTGTAGATCTATTGTGCTTTGCATCATTCCTGCTTGTAGTCCTACGCCCATTGCTTGTGGTGCATTATTTTGTGGTGCGTTTCCGCCTTGTGCGCTTCCTCCACTTGCTCCTCCCATTATTGAGCCTCCTGCTCCTCCTTGTCCATATAGCATTCCGACGTTTAGTCCTGCTTTTTCTATATGTTTTATTTGATTTTCGTAATTTGTATAGTCCCAATTTTGTTGTTGTATACCTTGCATTTGTTTATTTAGTTGTTTTTGATTTTCATATTGTTGTTGATTTAGTGTTTGTTGATTTTCCATTTGTTGTTGTTGACCTTGTTGGTTCAACCCTATTCCTAGCATTGTTCCTGCTGCTCCTTGTAGTATTGTTTCTGCTCCCATTTTTTCGCGCTTTTTTTAAAGCGGTACTTTTTACTTGATATATAAGTATACATGCGTACCGCTTGGTTAAATTTTTTTTAATTTTGTGCTCCCGTTCCTTGTATTGGCTCGGTTCCACCGATTGTTTTTTCATCTCTTACGATGTCCATTTTTGCTTTATTTTCTCTTTGTGCTATAATAGATTTTTGTACTTTATCCATTGCATCTATTGCAATTTCGAATCTATCTGTTTTTATATTATAGCCTGCTTGTACCCCGTCTTTTCTATCTGTATAGATTAGTGGTGCTCCGTCTTTGATTGGTTCTTTATTGTTTACAATTCTTTCTATTTTTTGTTCTAGTGTTTCTCCTTCTAAACTTTGGTTTAGTTTTATACTAGTGTTGCTATATGTTACTTTTTTATACATGTTTTTTTGTTTTATATTAAGGGGGATTTTTTATTTTTTAAAAACTTTCACCTTTTTTTTATTTTTTATTACCCCCCTTTTTTTTAGTTTATAAATTAGGCATTAATTTTGCACTCATTTTTCTTCTTGCTTCAATATTTACTGCAATTTGAGCCCAGAAGTTTTGTGCATCTAGTCTTGTGTCTGCAAATATATTATTGTATTTTGAAGGGTCTATATATGTTGTTAAGTCTTTGATATTGAAGTCTTCATCTTGTTCATATCTTCTATTTAATGTCATATACATTTGTTCGTTTTGTGAAGCGAAGTTTCCTCTTACTTGATTTACATTTGTCATATAATTTATCCATGCTGGTTGTTTTCCTGCACTTTTGAATACTGGGTCTGAAGCTCCTACTATTCTTGTGTCCCACCATGCCATTTGGTCTGTTATTAAGTCTTGGAATCCGATTTCGTCTAACGCTGGTTTATGGAAGTCGTCTAGTGTTTTTAAGTTTACGTCCCATTTATTGCCTTGACTGTAGTCAATTCTAGGCGTTAATGAGATTATTCCCATTATATAGCTTGGTTCATCTACTCTTACACTTATTTTACCTCCTTTGTTTTTTCCTGTTAGTACTCCTCTACCTGCTAGTGTTCCTAGTGGTTGTGTTGTATCTTCGTTTGTTGCTGCTGCATTACTGACCACTTCTTGGAATCCTAGTTCTTTTATTAGTCCTCCTACATATACTGGGTTTTCTTGTGCTCTTGTTCTTTCGTGTGTGTACACTGCATTTAGCCAGTCGTCATAGCTTCCTCCACTTACTGCTATTCTATTTAACATATCATATACTTTTCTACTTAGTTGTAGTGTGTCGATTGTAAATTCTCCGCTACTTGTGTCTACTGCTGTTACTGCATTAATTCCATTATCTCCATCTATCCATTCTGTACTTATCCAATTATTGAATAAGTCGCTTTGATAGGTTTTTAATGCTAATCCTTCTTGTGTAGATGTTGCACATGTTTTTTCCAAATCTCCTTCTCCCAATGGTGGTCCGTATGGTGCTATACTTTCATGAGTTATTTTGTATGCTCCTGCGTTCATTGTATCTACTAGTATGTTTTCTCTCATTGAACGCAGGAGCATACAAAATAACTCATGAAAGTATAGCACC